CGGTTACAAACTCAGCATCATGCAATCTAGCTTGCTGGTTTATTTGCTTTCTAGTGTATTTCTTAATCATTTTTTATTACTCGCACTTGGGCTTTTGCCGGTTGTATTTTGGAAGCACTTCGGGGCGCTTATTAGTCTAGTTGCTATACCCCCACAAAAGCACCTTTTAACGTGGACATCATCATCAACCATCATTTCAAATGGCCTCTTGCATTTATCACACTTAAAATCTCTAAGTTTTTTCATTCTTTGCTTCCAGCCCTTCTATTTTGCGCTCAAGACTTCTTATTTTATCTAGCAGAGAATTTGTCACGTCAAGCACAGCGGACGGACGAACATCAAGCAGTACATCAACTTCCCAATCATCATCGAAGCAACGCTTAATTCCACCATGCGGGTCTATAACGTAAAAATTACCCCCGCTAAAATCACTATGCGCATCCATTGCGACTATTTCTTTTGGTATTAAACTCCAATCAATCATAATCTATTCTCCAAACCTTTACACATGCTCAACAACTGAGCCTCTAATTTAATATTACGGCACTTTCTACGCCATACGTCATACCTAATACCCCAATGCTTGCAGGCATCCCATACAGTCCAGCCCTTACCGTGGATTATTTCTGTGAATTTACATTTCATCTAAACCCCCTCATATAATCTCGATAAGAATGGGTAGGGGGAATGCTTAAATTAAACCTAAAAAGCTCCTCCCCGTCCCTACATCTAACCACTGGCTTTTTTGTTTTAATCGCTACAATTGCCATTCTAATGCTGCTGGTTACGAATATATCAACCCCGTTACGCTGGATTACTTTCATGTGCGGCTTCATTTCATCTTTACCCCAAAAGCTAGCCCTTACCTATAGGCAAATCGCCTATCTATTGAACCTTAGCGCAAAGGCTTATAATAGTCAACAAGGCCAACGTCCAGCCTTTAATGGATGCTCAGACAGTTTTGTCTATGCCTAAAAGGTCTTTACCCATGAGTGACACTCCGCAAAACGATGAGTACGTAGAAGTTGATAACGAGACTAACGAACCTATCGAAATAAATGATTCTATCCCAGATTCGGACACTGGGGAGCAAGTTCAAGCTGAATCAACCGAACAAGCTAGCCCTGAAGAGGTTGCAAAGCAAAAAGCAAACGAGGCTTTCAATAAACAATACGGCGAGAAGAAGCAGCTAGAACGTGACCTACAATTGGAGCGAGATAGACTAGCGCAATTTGAGCAAGCTGAAAGAGATCGGCAAGCGGCATTGATTGGAGACATTCCACCAATACCCGATGCTTTTGACGATGATTACGAGCAGAAGATAGCAGCTAGAGACCAGGCACTGGTAGAGCAAGCTAGATTCAACGCGCAGAATCAAAGTTATATGCAGCAACAGCAACAGGCGCAGCAACAAGCAGCGCAAGCACAGCAGCAACACGTACATGATTCAATGGTTAATTATACGAAAAAAGCCAATGAGTTAGGTATTAAACAAGAAGAATTGCAATCAGCAGGAAACGCGGTGGCTGGTTATGGTTTATCTGATGACTTGGTATTACACATACTCGGCGATTCAGACGGCCCATTAATTACCAAGCATCTGGCGGCAAACCCGCAAGACGGCTGGAAGTTGGCAAGTATATCACCTTACGAGGTTGGTAACTTCTTGAATGAAGTTAAAGCTAAAGCTGGCGCATTAAAACCGAAAAAAAGCAGCGCCCCAAATCCCGCAACCAATTTGCGAGGTAATGGCGCAGACCCTAGCAAGTCTAAATACAAGAATATTGCTGGGGCTAAATTTGAATAAAGGAGCCACTCATGGCTAATAATTTTGACAGTAACTTTTCACGTAAAATCATGGAATCTTTCTTAGATAAATTCCAATCTGAGCGCGTTATCACAAAGAACGTAGACACTCAGCTTTTCGCTGGTAAGTTCAATCCATCAACTGGCGATAGCATTGATATTAAACGACCTACTGACTACACATCAGTTCGTACCGCTAAAGGTGATGTATCGGGCGAAACGGCCAATGATATAATCACTGGTAAGGCAACTGCAACAGTTCAAGATTACTTCACTACTTTCGTCGATTATGACGAAGCAGACGAAGCGATCAAAATGAACCAATTGGACAAGTTGCTCGCTCCTATGGCTACTCGTATCGTTACTGATTTCGAGACTGATTACGCTAAGTTCATGATGAAAAATTCAGGCTTACTTGCTGGTGAAGTTGGTGTTGCAATCGGTGCAGGCGGTGACGCTTGGGGCGATGTTGCAGAAGCTGGCGCAATCATGCAGGCTTCGGGGATCCCAATGGATGGCGGCTGGAAATATGCGGTCAACCCATTCGCACAGCGTAAACTTGCTGGCGACCAACGCAGCTTAGGCGGCGAAACTGGCGCAATGACAGCTAACGAAAAGGCCACTATACAAGAGTCTTTTGCTGGCATGAAAGTAATGACCGCCACCACTTTGGGTAACTACTCAACTGGTACGGGCGCAGACCGCGCGGGAACTGTTGTAGGGACTCCAGTAGCAACCTACTTGTCTGCTAAAGACACTATGACTCAGGTTATTGGTGTTACAGCATTCCAAGCTAACTTGGTTGTTGCTGCAGGCGAAACAGTTACCATCACTGGTCGCTACCGCTTGAATATGTCAACTCGTGAAGTTGTACTTGATGAGACAGGCGCACCAATCGTTTGGTCTGCTACTGTAACTGAACCGGTTACACTAAACGGCTCAGGCGCAGGCAACTTGACTGTTACAGGTCCAGCAATCTTTGAAGCTAGCGGCCAGTACAATACTGTTGACTCTGCAATCACGGCTGGCGATGTCATCACTCTTGGCGGCGCGGCTAGTACGATTATTCAACCTAACCTGTTCTGGCACAAACAAGCATTTACATGTGCGTCTGTACCAATCAAGAAATTACACTCTACTGACACAGTGGCTACAACCGAAGATGGTCTGCAGTTACGTGTAAGTAAAGGTTCTAGCTTCCTTGAGAACAGTCAGAAAGTGCGTATTGATTTCCGTCCAGCTTACGGCGTAATGAACCCGTTCTTCGCTGGTAAAGGTTTCGGTAACTCTTAACTAGTAGTCTTATCGTAGCCCTTCACTGAGGGGCTGCTATTAAGGTTATTAATTGAGGTGACACCATGAACAAGCTTTACAAGAAAGACGGCACAGAAGTAACGGTTAATGACAACTCACTGAAACACGCCCTATCTATCGGCTGGACAAAAAACAAACCAGCAACAAAGAAACCAATCAAAAAGGCTAACTAATGGAAACGGCAAAAAGCGTTATCAATGACGCATTGCAAGAAATTCTTGTTCAGCAGTCCGAGCAACCGATTGAAGCCGTAGACTTCCAAACATCTAAGCGATACCTAAACCGTATGATGTCAACAACGCCATACAACGGGCTGGGCTATACTGTCGTGGTTAATCCAGATGACCTTGTAACTATCCCAGATGGTGCGCTTGAAGGCGTGATATTCAACCTAGCAAAGCGGTTACTTGCAACTTATGATATGCCATTGACAGCTGAACTAATGCAGTCAGCTCGCGCTGGCTTGCAAGAGATTAGGCGCATAGCAGTTACCGTACTTCCAGCGTTCCACCCTTGCACATTACCGATTGGTAGTGGCAATGAGCAGGAAAACACATTTAATACTGACAAGTTCTACCCATGCCCAGATGATGAGCTATTGACAGAGCGCGGCGGTTCCATCCTTTTGGAGAGTAACAGTAATGGCGAGTAAAAAAGAGAGTCAATTATCAACTCAGGTGACATTCACCTCTGGTGACTTAGTAACAGGCTTACGCGCAAACACTAACGTGAATTTCTCATATGATGGCTTGTTTAATGCCATGAGCGGATTGACCAACCTAAACCAGATTGGTAACACGTTCGGTGCGCCAGTATTGGAGCAGCCACAAGCTGGCGTTAACAATTTCAGAAACATCGAAAGCGGGTCGGGCATATCCGCCACCATCTCAGCAGAGAATGGAATCAACATCAAGCTGAATGTAACCCAAGACGTTACAGGTACGGCTATCATTGATGATGTAGCCGCTAATGTTCCTGTTCTTAGTTCGTTTGTAGCTGGTCAAGGTATATCGCTCATTAAAGCTGATAATGCCATTACAGTCTCAAACACCATTGACCCTGCAACTGGTTTATCTAATCGTGTTGTTGTGACTCAGGCCAGTGACTTGTCGGGTACACTTGACAGTACAAAAGAGTATTTTATTGACGGCATTATCAACATGGCAGCGCAGCAAATAACAGTGCCAGCCGGTGGCCTAAACCTAACGGGGTATAACTTCGACACTTCAAAGTTAACGTCGAGCGTTGAGGGTTACACTATGTTTATATCGCCAGTTGGTGGGTCAGGCAATATCATCGGCAGGGATTACGCGATTGAAGTGACGGGCGCAACCTCGCAAGTTTACAATATAGCAGGTGCAACAGGTTTTGATGCGTTTGAGTTCTCCCGCATTAACTATAACGACTGTGAATCGCTCGGAACAATAACCAACTACAGACAAGGCTTAGAAGTGGGGACTGGCCGGTTCGGTGGTAAGCCACAGCTAACCCTTGCGGGAACTTGGGTGGGCGGCTACTTCATTGATACGTCAATAGTCAGAAATCTTGCTGACGGAGCATACAGC